ACCTTGTCTCTATTCTTTAAATAATAATCTTTTTTTTGTTGCCTCTTGTTGTCATCATAATCAGTTCTTAACTTTGTTAGTATCTCCTCCTTGTGATCTAAATAATATTGGTTCTTTTCTGCGTATGCTCTCTTACCAATATTTGAACCATATATCTCTTTCCAATACTGCTCTCGTTTTTCTAATTCTCTTTTGGATTCACATGGAAACGCCTCTATAACAATAATCACAAAATTATACCAACCTCCGTTATTCCTTATGTAGTCATAAACATCTAACTTATATCTCGGTGACAACTCATTATGGTAATCGCTTTTATGTGCCGACTTTCTATCATTAAACCTGTGACTTGATCCAACATAAATATAATCCAAATTAATATCTTTGGGGACAATCTTATAAATAATGGAATTGGAATATACATTCTCCTTAATGTTTTCTTTGCCGTTCATTGTATAATATGGAAATATTAAAAATATAAAAAAGAAACGAATTAATATGGATATTATATAAAATTAAAATATGTTGCTTAATATATACTATGGATTTAAAAGAGGTCATTAAAAAGGCACGTCCAACATTAAGTGATAGTTCCATTACCACATACAATAGCATTTTGAAAAATCTTTATTTCAAAGTCTTTGGTGACAAGGATATTAAAATGGAAAACTTTGAAAACTCAAATAAGATATTAAAATATTTAGCAGATGTTGAACCCAATAAAAGGAAAACCATTTTATCAGCACTTGTTGTTATTTGTAAAGATCCTAAACCTTATCGTTCTTTAATGCTTACTGATATTAAGGATTATAATAAAGAGATTGCTACACAAGAAAAGACTGACGATCAAAAAGAGAATTGGATTGAAAAAGATCAACTCGTTACCATCTTTAATATACTTAAAAAGGAGGCAGATTTTTTATACAAGAAACAAAACCTGAACATGACCGAACTACAGAAAATACAAAATTTCGTTATCATTAGTTTATTTTACTTGATCGCACCACGCAGAGCAAAAGACTATACAGAATTCAAAATTAAAAACATTGATAGAGAGAAAGACAATTATTTTGATGACAAGAATAGCGAATTAAGTTTCGCAAATTACAAGACCGCTAAATTCTACGGAACTCAAAAAGTTAAGATTGATAAGGTGCTGAAATCTATCCTCAAAAAATGGATCGCCATTAATCCAACTGATTGGTTATTGTTTGATGCGAATAGTCAAAAACTTACTCCTGTCAAACTCAATCAGCGTCTCAACAAAATATTTGATTCTGAAAAAGGTATGTCTGTAAATCAACTCAGACATTCTTTTTTGACAGATAAATATGCTGACACTATTAAGATGAAAGACGCAATGGCGAAAGACATGGAGGCAATGGGATCATCTTTAGCACAGGCAACAACCTATATCAAAAAGGATTAGTTTAATCATTATTATTTAAATATTGTAATATTATATGACTTATAAAATTACAAAATACACATTAGACAAAGCAAAAGAACTTGATGTTCAAGTATTTCCAAGCGACAACCCAAAATATAAAATAGAGGTTTATGACGCTAATGGTGTCTTTATGTTTTACGGAGGTAGTCCTTTATACAGCGACTATCCTACTTATATGGAAACACACGGCAAAGAATTCGCCGACGAACGCAGACGACTTTACCGTATCAGACATAAAAAAGAAATTAATAATGTTGGTAGCAGGGGTTGGTGGATCGCAGAACTATTGTGGTAAATTATATAAATTGATTAATTTACTTAGAGTCTTGATCCAGTAAGCACATCAACACGTAACATTTGTTTATAAGAAATAAACACTATGAGGTCAATTGCTTTGGCGGATAAGTTCAAACCTTGAATAGAAACAGACTTGGGAACAGATCGTTCCACATCTAACATTCTGGATACATCAACGTAGTAGTAGTTGTAAGCAGTCTCAAAGTCCAAAAGAGAAATAAGACCTGAGCAAAGTCCATCTGTGCTATCACCATTGATAGAATTACAACCTGATAGTTGTTCCACAAATTGCTGGTAAGAATACTTTTGAGTATTGTAAAGAGCATTTTGACCTGATACCACGACTTGGAAATTGCTAAGCAAAACTAAGGGACTTGTCACACCACCGCCGCAACCATCAAAAGGAGAATACAAAGGATTTACAGCACCATTGGCGGCAGTTGTAAAGAAAGGCAAAACAAGCACCTTTGAAATATTTGCGATACCATTTGTGATAAGGGAATTGAAATTAGCACCAGCAGAAATAGAAAGCACTTGATACTGATAGATATCCTCAAACTCAATCGTTTTAACTTGAGAGGAAAGGTAGGCGGATTCAAAAGCAGGAGACATCACAAAAGAGGGAATATTAAGAGTAATATTTCTAGCAAGAGGAGATGATGTCACACCAGCAATTGACGCTTGGGTAGAGTTCAAGACAGTAGCACCAACAGCAAGAGATAGAGTATAACTATCACTAGCACCAAAAGTAGCAACTGAACCTTGACCTGTCGCAGCAGACGCAATTTGACAAGGGACTACACCACCAACAGCAGATGATACAGAGTTAATAGTTAAAGCAGTTCCAACACCAGTAGAACTGAAATTGACAACTGAGTTATTCAACTGTAGGGTAATTTTGAGATACACTCCCTTAAGTAAGGGCATTTTCTCCCAGAGGTTATGGAGATGACGCAACTTTACGATCGCATTTATACCCCACTGACATACACCTTTAGATGTAGAATTGACACCATTAACTTTGGTAAAAATATATGATTTAAAAGCAGAGGTAGCAGAGGCAGTAGTTAAAAGAGTAGAAAAAGCATCAGACGCAGGAGCAGTCAAACCAGTTGGATCATAATTTATGTATTGCTGACGCTTGAAAAAACCAATGTTACCAGCGTTATAAGTAGTATGAACACCAGTAACAACAGGAACTGTAACATGATTTGCGGTAAAGCACGTGCCGATACCATTGACGCTAGCAGCAGCGTTGAAAATAACAGCAAGAGCATCATCAGGGTAAAAACCAATTTCCGATCCGTGAGCAAGTATATCATTGTAACTCAAAGTTGTAATGAGTTTAAAAGTATTCCAAAGACTTTGGAAATTTGTTTGTTGTATAACCGTTACTCCGTTCCAGTCCGCTTGGACTGAGTGAATAATAGTTCCATACCAATTTTTGAGACCACAAGCGTAGTCAGCAGTAGTAGCAGCGGTAGCAGGGGCAAAAGCACCAGCAGTAGCAACATTATTATCATTTGTAAGAGTCATCACCATAGGAATTTGGAGGTAAGCAGATTGGTAACCCATGTATCGGTTTGAATTACTTAATTGAGATGTATCTATGACGCTAGAGTTTCCACTGTATGATCCGTTCTGATTATCTAAGAGTGATAACCAGTCCTTGCGGATAAAAATATTGGGAGAACCTTCGGTCGCTTGGGACAAATCGTAAATCATTTGATCGCTCATTATAAACTATATAAATATAATAATATTTTGGAATTATCATATTTATAAAATAATATATACTTTTTCTAAATGTTTGGTTCTTGCTTCGCTGAACCTTTTCAAAGGTATATTACATATTAAATTTAATATTCTTGGGTTTTGGTTTTGATGCCTTAACCATTAAATTCTCCAACTTTTTATTGATTAAAGACATTCCTTTTCCCATTGTAGGCATAGATGACATTCTACCCATTCCCATTCCTAAACCATTTCCTGATAAAGCGGACTGAATTCCCTCTGCCTCCTGTAACCCTCCTAAGGTTGATCCCAACAAAAACGACCCATAACCTGAACCATTCATCTTTCTTGGAATGGATCTGTGCTTAATTAAATTGGGGTGAAAAGTCTTTGACATTATTATACTATAACATTATTTTTTAATTTTTCTCAAAACATTTCTAAATCTCATCGCTGAGGTCAAAAGTGTATTTATACCTGTCAATTGTTTTGTTATGTCAGATTGCTTTTCTGGATCATCTGTCTTATCTTGTAACAGGGTCATTTGAGACTTTCCTAAACAATCAATCAAATTGTCTAAATACTTTTCGTCAATCGTTGAACTTGGACTAAACATATTATATATATACTCATATAATATATTTTTTAAGAATTAACTTAAATTTCACTTAATTAAAACCCTTTACCACTATTTGGAACAGGACGCTCACGGATTGCTAAAATGATCGTCATGTTGGGGTCAAGAATGATACACGGACTATTATCTGTGCCTGTTAAAGTTATTCTTATTTCAGAATATGTCCCTCCTATCATCTTATTCCATGAAAACTCAGGTGGTTTTTCTACAATCTGCTCTCCAATAGCAACGGTTGGTGTAATTGAATATATAACACTTGATGGACTCGCATATTTATTATCAATATTAGATGAGGTTATAAGTAGAGTTGGGTTTGGTTGAACTTGCGGACTTACTGTGCTTAGATATGAGTCTGTATCAGGATATGCTGTGCCTAAATTTCTAGCACTTATAAAAGTATCAGCAAAACCAACTATTAAATTAAAATTCGCAGGGGTTGATACTTGGGGTTTAAAAGTTGCTGCTGGAAATGGAACTGCTGCTGGGTTAGAAAAACCTGATGGTAATGCTGTCGGAAATTGGTAAGTATTCAATTGAATTGCGTATTTTGTTGGATTAACAATCCATTCAAAGTAATACACATTTTGACCTGACGCATTTACAAGGTAATGTCCGTTTGCTATCATCGTGTATTGAGCAAAGAAATTGATGTCTCCGATTTCATATAGACCTGATGGTATAGTAATTGTATAAGTAGTTTGAACATTCGCAGCATCTTCCCAAGTATAGGAAAACACATTATTTCTTAAAGTGGTGTCGTTAATATTTTGCCATGAATAATACATCTGGAGACTACTGACTGCGATCTCATGATTGTTAAATTGAACCGAATTTGGAAACTTATACACCAAGACCGAGTTGTTGGTGCTTGAGACAATATTGCGACTTGTCAATATAATATTAGATGTCATATAATATACTATAATATTAAAATAATTTGCTTAACTTATCTTTTTTTGGTTTTCATTACTATTCGTTTTCTATCTGTGACAATTGGCGTTATTTTTGGAATGTATCCTAAATCAGTAGGAACAAAACTGCCTCCAAAATAAAAAGGTGGTTGCTGACTCTGTGCTTGAGTTTGTGACACTTTAACAGGATCAAAAAGAATTGGATTATAACCACTGTTCATTATATAGTATTCTAATATTTTAATTATAAAGGTTATTTGATTTGTTCCATATTATATGACTTTCTCATTTTCCTATTTTCCTAATTTTCCTATTTTATAAAAGTATCTATTAGAATATAGGAAATATACACAAAGTTTAAAAAGTAGGAAAATCAGGAAAATAGGAAACAACACTAAATTATATAAATTAGTATCTCACTTAATGACCCATCGCCATTAGATCAAATATGATTTCCATACCTTGCCCCTTTGGAACTTTACCATTGTGAATGAATTTCAAAAGCATTACCTTAAATTCCTTGATGAGTTCCGTGTTATCATTTCCTGAGGTTATTTGACCCTTTAGTATTTGAAAACGATTCATTTCAGATTCCTCTTTGGTTTTGTTGGGTGCTGGTAATAAATCAGCATTATCAACCTCAGACATTTTGAAAATCTTGTAAAGTGTGTTTTGCTCGTCTTCAGATAAAACTGACATTTCGTTATATGATGGTAAAGCACCGCCGACCATTTTCTTAATGATACCACCTAATACAGGTGAGATCGCCAAAGTGGGGATTCCTGAAATAGCACCTCCTTTTACGGTTCTGACCATGAGTTTATTTTCGTTCAATCGTCTTTGGTTCAATACATATTTACCAAAAGGCACATAAGATTTATTCGCAGGCAGGGTTGAAACACTAAAATCTACCTTTTCAGAGAAATCCTTTTTGGGTTTCAATCCACGACCAACAATTAATTTCTTGGTATGCTTTGCTGCTCCTGTTCTCATGGGTTTCATTCCAAAACCAACTATATCACGAATAGTTGTGTTTCTAATTCTATTAAACGCACTATCTAAAAAGCGTA